AGTAAACACGGCTCCAGACAAGTGCGGGCGTCAGTGTCAGGCCGCCTGTATCTACACCGTCGCTGCCAACATCGAGCTTGCCGAAAGGGATAGGAATGACTTGCCCGTACTCGGCAAGAGACGCGATATTGTCGAACGATGAAGTCTGATTGAAACGGCTGGGACCAATCTGGTTGCGCAGCTCGCGCTGCTTGACGCGCTTATCGGAAACAGCCGGGGGTTTGGGTGCCAGCAACATGCTGGCGGCAGTTAGGGCAATGCCGATGGCAAGGTTGGTAAGAATAATTGTTGCTGCTGATTTTGCAGCGGCTGCTGCGTTGATCGCACCAATAGCTAGTGGGGCAACTGCCGCATAAATTTCCGGGATGTGTTCATACTCAGCAGGGCGTACACCTACATATTGCGTTGCATAACGTACAAACTTTTTATACTCGTCCTCGCTGCATCCCAGCGCTTCGATCAGTGCAACTTCATACGGTAGGAGCGGCGGATCGTAAGCTTGTCCGCCGGTTTCCAGTCCACTGCGGAGATCAAGGGGTTTATGAAGAGGATACCGTTCTGCCATGCAACCCCGAATGCCAGCGGACTGGCGGCCAACAACGTGATGTCACCATCGTAAGCCGGCCAGTCAATGCGATTGCAGAAGCGTTCCAGCTCTCGCAAGACTTGCCGTGGCGTCATGGCGTACCAGTCGGTATTGACCGCTGGTGGATTCATACCCATTTCGCTTAAGGCGTCGAGGACAAGGTTGATGCAATCGTTCTCGCCGTATGTGTAGGGGCGACCAATCAGGTGCTCACACACGTACAGAGCTGGTAAAGGGGATGTTGCCGATTGTGCGGCGCGTCAACCGGCGGGCTGGTACGTTTGCATCAACAGCATCCAGCACGCTATTCAGCGAAACTTGGATGCTGGTTTCATCCCAGCCGCCGGCAGAGCAGACACCCCAATAGCTGTACAGAACGCGGGCGATGCTGGCTTCTGACCACAAAACTGTGGTCACTTTGCCGACCCACAAACCCTGAATTGCTTCGGCAGTCCAGTTCCGCGTGATATCGGTGTTGCCGAATTGCAAGGTGGCATCTAGGTTGTCGCCCTTGAGTGTTGCAACCGCACCGCCAAATCCGAAAGGTAGGTATAGGTAATTGCGACTGTTGTGCGTAATCTGTTCGTTGATGCGAAAGTTTTGGAAGCTGAAGCGGGTTTGATTGGTAGGGCCAACCTCGAACAAATGGCCGTAATTAAATTCCATCAGATTCCGAGTTTCCCGCGAGCAGCAGCGCTGTTGGTCAGGGTCCGCATGGCGCGGCGTTCGCCTTGGATGGCGCCTTGTTGGGCGGCTTGTGCCATGCCGGCTCGGAATTGGTCAGCAGTAACGTACTCGACATTGTTGATGCGCTCCACGCTGTATCGAACGTCGATGGGTTCCATCGTTGCGGTTGCCGCACCACTGCCCTGAGCGCTGGTGCCGCTGCCTGGGATTACAGATTCCCCGCGTGCGCCACGCGAATAGCGAGACATGGCGGCGGACATCTTGGATTGCGGGATGACGTATTCAGGTTCGCCACCTTCGCCAATCAAGCCCATCGTGGGGCTCGTTACAACACCACCTTGAGCAAAAGCTTCAAACCCTCCCGACCAATATGCACCATCTTTTGCGCCCTTAAAGCCAAAACTCTTAGCCAAAGAAGAAAATACACCTATACCATCGGAACCACCAGCGGCACCAAGCGCTTGAGCAATGCCATACATAATGAGCATTTTGCCAATCGTGGCAGCAACATCAGCGGCCAAGCCTTTTAACGCATCGCCAAGGCTTTCTGTTCCCTTGACTGCAGCATCAATGGCACCGCTAAATGCACCGGCAACCGTATTTGAAATGCTTTCAAACAAATCTTTTTCCATTTGAAGCTTGGCATTTGCCGCTTCTTGCTCTTTTGTCAGTTTTTGTATTTCCGCAATTTTGCCACGTATTGCTTCTTTATCTGCATTACTAAGAGTTATGCCTTGCGCCTTTAATTGATTTTCAATCTCAAGGAATTGAATCGCTTGTTTTTCAATATCTGTTTTGGCTTGAACTTTTAATAACTCCATATCCAAGCCGGACAACGCATCGGCTATTTGTTTTTGCTGCTCAACGCGGAGATCTTGTGCGGCATTCTGCCTAGCAAAACTTGCCTCTACTAATTGCCTGTCTGCTTCCGCAGTTGCAATTTTAATTTTCAATTCCTTTTCCGCATCAGGAATTTTCTCCAAGTTGATATCAGCAATTTTGGCACTTCTTTCTTCTAGAACTTGTTCAATTTGCAAAGCGGCTTCCGTTGCTTTATTGCCAGCCAAACGGGCTAAGCCAGTATCTGTAACGATCTCAAGAATTCTGTTTTGCAGCGCAAGTTCATTTTGAAGTGCTGGGATTTGGCTTTCTCTTTCTTTTTTCGTTTTATCTTTGCCACCACCACCACTTAAACCACCGCCTGCACCGCTGCCACCACCGCCACCCCCGCCGCCAGTTGTTTGACGAGTCGGGAGCGCCAGCACACCACGCGCAAAACGTTCGCGTTCAGCAAGGATTTGTTCACGAGTATTACCTAACCCACGCCCAAAGCCACTTATTTGCCCAATGGCTTGCATCGGTAAATTCTTTTTACGTTCTGTTTCAATCGCAGCAAGTGTTTTGCGTGCTGCATCTTTTGAAGTTGCCGGAGCCGATCCACCAAAAGCTGCAGCCGCTCCGCCAGCTTGCCTTGCACCACGCAAGCGATCAAGTTCTGCCCTTGCCTGCATAAGAGCCTGCAGTCCGTATACCGCAATGTTTACTGCGATAGCAATAGAACCAATTGCTGCAAGGCTTCTAAGAACACCACCAAGACCAGCAATCGTAGGTGTTGCAGTAGCTGCAGCAGCTTGAAGAGTTCGGGTATTTGCTGTGTAAAGAGCAAAAGCAGAAGAGCTGGCAGTTGCCGCAGTGCCTGTTGCTGCAGTTGTAGCAGCCATGCCAGTCATTGCGGCAATGTAACCTGCGCGTAACGCTATTACAGCTTGAATTGCTTTTTGTAGAGCAACATAAATTGCAATAACTTTAACTGTTTCTCCAATAAGTTTTGCAATGGGCGCGGGTATCGCGCTAATTGCATCGGCTAGCCCATTTATTGCACCTGTTACATCAGTAACGCTTTTGACTAATTCTGGTCCAAATACTCGACCGAGTGCCTCACTTAAATTTTTGAACGCTGTGTCAAGTGCCTTGAGTTGATTTACAAGACTGGCTTTCATTGCTTGAAAATCTTTGTCTGTTTTGCCCGCCGCACCACCAATTGATTCAAGAGCTGCCTGATAATCTTTGCCGCCTTTTGCCGCTGCCGCAAACGCACCTCTGACAGCTTCTTGCCCACCAACCATTTGCGTGGCTAGCTCTGGGTTTTTCTGCATTGCTACAGCGAGTTTGCCCATCAAAGATTCAAAGCCTTCACCTTGAATACCGGCAAGAGTCCAGTTAATGCCCAGCGCCGCCGCTGCGTCTGCGCTTTCTTTTGATGGCTTAAGAATTGTTGCCAGCGTTGAGCCAAGTCCTGTAAATGCAACCTCAGCAGTCGCACCATTTTTTGTTGCCGCCGCAACAAATGCGTTGACTTCATCAAGGCTTACGCCTGCAACTGCCGCAACAGACGCAACACGACCTAATTGACTTGTGTAATCAGACCATTCAACTTGGCCATATTCAATCGCCTTGCTGATGCTGTCTGTAACTTGAATGGCTTGGCTGCCAGTCATGTTGTACGCATTTAGCGTTTTGGTCAACACAGCCGTAACTTGTGTTGTATCAGCCAAACCACCAACGGCAGCTTTTGTTGCAGCCTCTACAACCTTGATATTGCCTGCAGTATCAGTAAAGCCAGCAGACAGTGCCTGATAACTTGCGGCTGCTAGTTCAGCTTTATTTGCTACTCCACCTAAATTTTTACTTAGCTGACCTAAACCTTTATCTAAAGCGTTAACGTCACCACCAACAGTTCCAAGACGACGCAGGTTTGTATCAAGCTCTTTTACATCAGCAATAACTTTAGACAGGGCAAACCCAGCACCAAAGGCTGCCACTGCCTGTTGAAGAGCACCAAAAGCTTTTTCAGTTGCTTGCGCTCGTGTTTCAACTTGCCGTAGCTGGCTGACCGCGTTGCGGCTATCAACGTTAATAGCAACGTTGGCGACAACCGACACGACTTACCTACGGCGTTGCTTCATTCTACGATCCTGCTCTTCATTTTGAAGCTCAAAATAGCTAGACCAAAGCAGCAGCTCTTCAAGTGTTACCTCACGGTTGAGCCGGGCTAGCGTGTAACCCAGCTCTTTTGCAACTCCAAGCTGCAGCAGCAGCAGGTTGTCTTTCTTTAGCTCAGCCTTTACCGCTTTTCATGTCGGTTTCGGCTTCCTCTGGGTTGGTGATGATGGCGAGCATCATGGCTTGCAGGTCACTGTCAAGCACATCGTTTTTCAGCTCAGCAATTTCACCAGCCTGAAACAACCGCTGGCCGGCATCGTCGGCTGCTTTGGTTATCAACAGATTCAGCGCAAAGCCATTGGGATCATCGCCACCGGGCATTTTCTGCGCGCGCTCACGTTCTGCCATGGTCAAAGCCGTGGCATAAAACTCAAACGTAGATCCATCGTTGAGTGTTGCAACACGCTTAATTGGCTGAAGATTGGCTGCTTTTTTCAGCCGTGCCAGTGCAGATGATGCCATGCAATAAATGTGGGTGGCCCCAGCATAAGCCGGGGCCGTTCAACTATCAAGCAGAAGTGCTGA